GAAGAGGATCCAGGTTGGTATAAAATGAGAATGTTTATTGCATTAATACAAGCTTGTGGAAGGTGTACCAGAAGTGTTGAAGACGAAAGCGTGACTTACATATTGGATGGTTTATCCGCTAAAACTATAATAGATAATAAGAAGATCTTACCTAAACACTTTTTAGATCGTATTGTATAAGTATATAAGTGCAGAACTACACGTATCATTGGGAGGTAAAGGATTTATTAACACAATTTCTTAATGCTTTTGATGGAGCAGTTGTGAAGCGTTATGATATACATGGTAATGTGGGTAACAATATTGCAGTTAGATATGTTTATGCACCCAAACAACGTGTTCTTTTTGATTTAGTTGACCCAGCACAGAATTTTACATTACCAGTAGTAGCGTTCTATATTAGTAGTGTCAGTAGGGATCAATCCAGAGTATTTAATAAGCTCTATGGTCAGTTTAACGTTAACCCTAACATAGCCGCTTTTACTCCTTCCACCGCTGATCAAAACTTACAACCAGTACCAGTCAATATAGAAGTTAGCGTTAGTATAGTGACACGTTTTCAGACAGATATGGATCAAATTTTAAGTAATTTTGTTCCATACAGCGACCCGTATTTTATTATTTCTTGGACTCGTAGAGAGATGTCTAACATAGAAATTCGTTCTGAAGTACTTTGGAATGGTACATTAACTATGGGTTACCCGGTAGAACAGCAACCCACACAACCAACACGTGTAACGTGTGATACATCATTTACTATTAAAGGGTGGTTGTTTAAGGCTGATGCTAACCCTGTAGGAAGAATATTTAAAATTGATACTAATTTTTACCCTGTATCGGGTACTCCTACGTTTGAAAATCTTGACTACTTAACCGATCCAACTCAAACTGAATCATTTACGATTTCTGCTAAACCTGAAATGCCATATAGTGATCGTTGGTTAACACCTGTCGGTCTTTCTGGCGCGTTAAACTTATACGGAACAAATTTAAAGTATACAAATTATGTTTACCTTAGCGGTAATAATAATATGTTTGGTACTAACACTCAAACAGTTAATCTATATGCACTATCATCTGGTTTATCAGCAAACTACCCTGCATTAACTGGTTTAGTGCCAGCCGCAAGTTATTATGTATATAATGATAATAAGTTGCAAGTAACCTATCCTGCACCATTAACTGTCGGTTATTTTGATATTATTGTATTTAACGATGCAGGTTATACTTTACTTTCAGTTAATTCATATAACTCTAATCTTTCCGTACAACCACCATACACTCAAGGTATACAGGCTGTATTACCACCCCCACCACAGCCCACCTCAACACCTACACCTACTCCGACATTAACCCCTACCCCAACACCTGACCCGTCTCCTACCTCTACACCGACTGTAACTCCTGTACCACTTACAGCTACACCTACAGCTACACCTACACCTACAGTAACTTTAACCCCATCACCTACACCCACGATAACACTAACACCTACTCCATCACCTACTCCAACAGCTACACCTGCTCTTACAGGAACATTGCTACTTAGCGTAGTAGATGGAACTGACGGTATTGTGTTTAACAGTGTAGGGTATTTAGCAACCAGTATGGTAACGGTTAATATCAATCAACCTTACTCAATTACTGCTATAATTAGTTATGGGTACGATTTTGAACATTGGAGTCTCACACCTAATGTTGTTGTTGGTAACCCTACAAATACAACTACTACAGTTACCCTTACAGCTGCAGGGGGTCTTCAAACCATAGGTGCATTTACAGTACTACAACCTACACCGACACCTACACCGGTACCTCCAACACCTACCCCTACACCTACGCGTACACACACCCCAACACCTACACCGACTTTAACTCGCACCCCATCCCCTACCCCGACTATTACACCAACCCCAACAGTTAACCTCAGTGTAAGTTTCAATCCAGGCAGACAGAATTACATTGAAATTAATGGTGTACAATACACAAGTAGTACGTCTATATCAGGATTGAATGTAAATCAGTCTTATCCAATATCGGTATCCTTGAAAGCAGGCCAAACGTTTAATAATTGGGGGTATTCAGGCCCTGTAACATTTGCAAGCTCGATTACTAACCCAACAACCTTCACGATAACAGGTGGTGGTCCAGCTATAATAAGTGCACTGAGCGGGCCTTAATAATTTAAAATTGGCATTTTAACAAATCCAGTATATAATAATAGCATACAGTGTAAATAATATATAAATGGCTGACAACGTACAACCTAACTTCTTCACTCGCACATTTAACAATATTGTTAATAGGTTGCCGTATACTGGTAATGCTCAAGTGATTGACAACATCAAAGAACTTAATCCTAAGTTCGAAACATTTTATAATATCAACAGTTCTGCTAAAGAACGTGTATTCAAACAAGCTGTTTCTACTCAACAGGATATGCCTGGTATGCCTTCCCTTGAAGGTATTGTTATTAATAAAGCATATCACGATTTTCTTTATGCCTTAATTGATACAGATAAACCGAAGCGTTTAGCTGATTATCGGGTTATGGCTTCTTATGCAGAAATTAGCCACGCTTTAGATGAAATCTGTGATGAAATGCTTGTCAAAGATGATAAAGGTAAGTATGTTGGCTTAACAGTAGCTGAAAGTAAGGATCCGGTTATTGCAAAAGAACTTCAAAAGAACTTTCACAATTTAGTAGAACAGTTTAACTTAGACAATAAAGGCTTTGAATATTTTAGAGCTATATTAATTGATGCTGAACTGTACTTTGAAAACGTAATACATGAAGATAAAAAGGATGCTGGTATTATAGGTGTAGTACAGATACCTACAGAGCACATTAATCCTATTTACGACAACATTCAAAATATGTTAATTAAAGGCTTCTTATTACGTAAGCCTGTTATCGATAAAGATGCTCAAAATAGAAACACATCTAAACAAGAGTTAATACCTTTAGAACGTCATCAAGTTACATATTTTCATTCTCATACTTGGAACGAACACAAAACTATTCGTTTACCATATCTTGAAGTAGCACGTAGAGCATACAAGCAATTAAGTTTAATTGAAGATAGTATTATTGTTTATCGTTTAGTAAGAGCTCCAGAACGCTTAGTATTTAAAGTAGATGTAGGTAATTTACCTGCACCTAAAGCAGAAGCTTATATTAAACGTTTAATGCAATCATATTGGTCACGTAGAACATACGATAACGATCAAGGTGGTAATGTTAATGTTTACGACCCACAATCAATGTTAGATAGTTATTGGTTTGCTAAACGTCCAGATGGTACAGGTACAGACGTTACTTCATTACCAGGTGGTGCTAACTTAGGTCAATTAGATGATTTAAATTACTTTGTTAAGAAGCTCTATAAAGCATTACGCGTACCAACAAGCCGTTTAGACCCAGAAGCAAAGTATGCTGATGGTGCTGAAATTTTACGTGAAGAGCTTAAGTTTGCACGTCTTATTATTCGTTTCCAACGTCAATTTGCTTCTACATTAAAAGAAACTTTAATTACTCATTTAAAGTTAAAAGGTCTTTGGGACCAATACAAATTAAAAGAACATGATATACATGTAGCGTTTAACCCACCTACTTATTTCCACGTAGCACGTGAAGCTCAGATACACGATTTAAAAGTTAAGTCATTAAACGATGCTATTCAAACTGAAGCTGTATCAAAATCATATGCCCTTAAGAAGTATATGAACTGGACTGATGATGAACTTAAAGTTAATCGTGAATGGATGAAAAAAGACGCTGCTTTTGCTTTTGAAGTTGCACAAATTACTAATGCTGGCCCTAATTGGCGTCAAGGCATTACAGGTGGTGGTGCACAGGGCGGTGGCGGTGGTGGTGGAGCTGGTGGTACGCCTCCAGCATTTGGTCCAGCACCAGGTGGCGGTGGTAGTGCATTACCTCCAGCGGGTGGTGAAGCTCCTGCAGGCGGAGGTGAGGCTGGTGGAGAAGCTCCTGCAGCTCCTGAACCAGCTGGTGGTGCTCCAAGCGCGCTTCCAGGTACTTAAACGTATAACTACTTGATAAAGAACAAGTACTACCCCATAAAAAATCCTGGAGGTTCTTGATCTTCTTGACGCGTATTGAGTAATTGATCTTCAAGATCTTTCTTTTCAGTTGTACCTTGCGTCATTAACTCACTATATTGTAGTGTACCACTACCAAATAGTTGCGTGTTTTGGAACTTACCGCGTGTATTAGCTATGTTAATCTTAACAAGCGCTTTTGCGTATTCCATTACCCAACGCTCTTTAACTAAATCTTTTATTGGTCTTTCTATTCTACAGCTTACTGTAGCCCAGTATCTGTCTTTGCCAGCCATGGCTGGATCTGGAGTAATACGTAGTACTTGGGTACGAGGATCGAATCGGAAATAAGGTTGCTGTGCAAATATCTTTTCACGCGTCTTTAACCAATCTTTTAAAATGTGCCAAGAAATAACGTCAAACGCTTTGCTACCTAAGCTATATGCAAAGTGCATTTGCTGTGCCATTGATTGTTCAATAGTAAACAATGTATTAACACCGTTATTTGAACCCACTGAAAATGAAGTAACATCGATTACTTTTCTGTAATCATTCATATCTACATCCCATCCCGACTGAAATGTTGAACTTAAGGCAGATACTTCTGGATTTAAAGTATTATTAATGAGCGTGTCCATTCTAATACCCTGACCGTATGTGTACAGGGCACTATCAAACACAATTAATTCTTCTGTGCCTGGTGTAAACTTTGAATACAACTCTATTGCATAAGCAATAGCATCATAAGCTGCATTACAAGCAATTTCTAAATTAATTACAGGTGCACCAAGCTGAAAAAAGATACGCTCAGCAAGCATATCATAGCTCTGAATTCTACTATTTAAATTTGTAGATAAAAAGTCTGAAGGACCTACGGTGCTGGAAGGATTAGCCATATCGCTAATACTTACTTATCACTCAATAGTTTTGATAACGTATCCATTACTTCCTGTGCACTTACAAATGCATCTTTATTATAATCACATTGTTCCCATAACCAAAACTGTTTATCTCTAAGATATCTCTTGTCTTTTAACATATTAATATTACGGGTATATCCAAAGATCTTAGGGTCTGATTGACTGAATATAACAATACCTCTTTGCAGTTTATGATATGCACATAAATGCTGTAAAAAACTATCTACAGATATCCACGTATCACATTCAGTTACAAGATCTTTAATCTCAGATAGTCGAAGGTTTTGTTTAAAAACATCAACCCCGGGTAACTGTTTATCTTTAGTAGAACCAATCTGTATAACAGTAATACCAGCTTGTTTCATTAAACCAATTAAATCTTCCCAATAAGGAAAGTTTTTAGGGTTTTCTTTACCGTTACGTAATAACTGTGCAAATGGGCTTATGAGTACTTTTTTCATGATGTGTACATTGTTTTTAGTGCTTCGGATAGAGATTTTTTCCAATTACGCTGGTCCATCCATCTATATACATTACATTCTTCTTCATTAACAAAAGACGTAGCGTCACTTAAACTAACTATTTCTATATTTTCTTCTCCTTCAAATACAGCCGGGTAACAAGCACCTATAACAATCCTACATCCTTTCCACTTTTCTTTAATAGCGGGTAATATACTTCTAAAAGCATAGTGATCACCTATACCACTGTTTAACGGGAATATCTTAACGTTTGAGGGTTTTATACCCCACTTTTTAAGATAGTCATAAAATATACTTTCATCTCGTTCGAACATCTTTACTTGTTGATCGCTTCGAATACCACCAGCACCAAAGCGCATGTGCCAGGTCTTTACCCCGGTCATTACAACCAGCTTCCAACCAGCACGTCTCATTTCATACGTGAAGATTGTTTCTTCTCTATGGCCCACTTTAGATAAATTTAAGTCATAACCATGAGCACCTGCTTCTTTACGAAATAAAAATGTACTACCTTGCAAGTGGTCTACTTCAATAAAAGATTCTACTTTAGGATCACACCACTGTATGTTCATCCCCATGAATATATCTTCAATCTTATTTGAAGCTAATTTATTATTTATTTCACTTTTTGGGTCTAAGATAAGCGGACCTACAGCAGCTATTTTAGGATCAGTAATAATATAATTATAAAGCTTTTCAAGAGTGTCTGGCTCCATTATATTATCATCATCTAAACGCCATATAAACTCAGACTTTACGTCTGTTAATGCGCGTTGGTGGTTATGTATTTGACCTTTACGCTCACCCACAGTCACTTCCCAATTAATACCTCTTCTGTTGAGTAAAAATAATACATTTCTATAAATTTCATTCTCTCTTATATCTTCAAGCGTATCATTATCATCGTATATAATAAGCCTTGAGGGTCTAAGAGTTTGATTAGCTAAAGATGTTAATACTAACGGGAAAGTGTTATGGTACCTACCTTTAGTTGAAACTGTTGCTGTAACTTTATCTGTTATCATAATTTTGAAGCTTGCACATACATTGTATGTTCATTGTGTTTTTGAGTGCCATCAATTTTAAAACCACTACTAATTAATGTTTGTACAATCACAGCAGTATTTAGCATAGGTACTAAGCTTATCACTTTACCACCACTCTTTAAAACCCGGTACCACTCATCTGTATAATTGTTCAACAATGCTAATGGTATTTCATGAATTGAATTTGCTAATGCAATTTCACTTACTGAATTATCGTCAAACTCTAATTCATCCCACTTGCAAACTATATCGCTTGTCTTAACAATTGGATGTACTTTAATAAATTCTGGTAAAACATTTCTATCGTATATAGAAGTTAAGTGTAGCTTTATATCTTTTACATATCTTTTTAAATTAATTAAGCTATTTCGCTTAAAAGTTAATGAACCATAACTTTCAATATCTTCAAACGTACCCTCTGCGTAATGATAAATTGGAAAATTACCAATCACTGTTTTAGAGGACTCTTCTGATTTTTGCAAATTTGTATCATATGGAACCACCTGTAAGTTATAACCCTTAAGTTGTGCTTTTATACAAAAGTCTATATCTTCCCCACCACCCGGTGAAAATACTTCATCCAATAACCCCAATTCGTCGAACAACCTCATTGGTATCATTGCACAGAAGAAAACAACGAACCGAGTTTTAGTGATTTTATCTATAATCCATAATGGCCCTGTAACGCCCATTTTAGGATCATTAATAAAGGGTAATTCTAACTGCTGTAACCAACAATCTGTAGGTTGTGGTAATAGTACGGTATCGTTATTAAGGAGGATAGCATATTCTCCTTGTGCAGCTTTAATACCTAAATTAGTAGCTTTAGTATAACCTAAACCCTCTTTACTTTCTATAAGTTTAATACTTGGGTACTTTACCGATAAATCGTTGACATACACTACTGTATCATCTACACAACCATTAGCTACTACAATAACTTCAGTATTATTTAAATCCGTATGACGTATAATGCTTTCTAAACATGGCTTCAAGAACTTATCCAAATGATTATACGTCGGTATAATAACACTATATTTCGGTTTACCCATGCTTTATATTATAATATACCATAGAAAAAGCAAGGAGTTACATAAATAAATATAAGCAACATGTTACTTAAGTTAATAACACAAAATCCAATTACAGAGGGTCTTGATTACCTGATTGAAGAGGGTAATAAAGATAAACCAGCTAATATGTATATTACTGGTACTTATATGGTAGCTGGTGAAAAGAATCGTAACAATCGTATCTATGATATCAACGAGATGTCAAAAGAGGTAGATCGTTACAATAATGAATTTGTTAAGAATAATCGTGCGTTAGGAGAACTCGAACACCCACAAAGTGCTACTGTTAACAGCGAGCGTGCTTGCCATCTTATTACTGAATTACGTATGGAAGGTAATATTTGCCGTGGTAAGAGTAAAGTTTTAAGTACACCACTCGGAGAGGTTTTAAAAAGTTTAATTAGAGATGGTGTTAAGGTTGGCGTTTCTTCCAGAGCGCTTGGCGAACTTGAAGAAAAAGGCGGCGTCAATCATGTTAAAAACATGAAACTCATTACTGTGGACGTTGTTGCTGATCCTTCTGCTCCGGGCGCATTTGTTGATGGTATTTTAGAATCTAAAACTTTTATTTTAAAAGGTAACGGTTTATACGAAGAAGTATACGATACATTTGAAGGTAAATTAAAATCATTACCTAAAAAAGATGTAGATCTTTATCTAAGAGAGCAGATCATACAATTTATTAATTCTATAAAATAATATATGAACACAAAGCAAACAATAGCTAAGTTCGTTAATCATGTAGCTCGAAACGACTTTAAGAAAGCCGATCAACAGCTTGCAGCCATAGTTAATGAAAAAATTAAACAACGTATCCAAGCTGCAGATAAGAAACTTTCAACTCAGGATAAGTAAAATCCTGTTTTTTACCATCAATTTATATAAGTAATACTATCATATATGAGCCAAGACATTAATTCTCTTTTAAAAGAAGCTACTAAGGATATCATTTCAGAAGATACCTTAAAAGCAATTTCGGAAGCAATCGAAAAGAAAGCTGAAGAAAAAGTATCCCTCGCTGTTGAAGCAGCTTTAGTTAAACAAGATGATGAATATGCTTCAAAGCTTGAAGCCGTATTAGAAGCAATTGATGCTGATCATACAGAAAAACTTGACAAGATTGTAGCTCGTATTGACGAGACACATTCCGCTAAGTTTAAACATGCTTTAAACACTCTTGATGAAACTCACAGTGAGAAATTAGTAAAGCTTGTAAAACTTTATGAAAATGCTTTAAACAATGAAGCAAAGAAATTTAAAGAAACATTAGTAGAACAATTATCTAACTATATCGATCTTTATATTGACAAATCAATCCCAGCACAACAGATTCAAGAAGCTACACAAAACGCTCGTTCGCGCAAGATTGTTGAAGAGGTAAAACGTTTAGTGGGTTTAAGTGATGAATTCGTTAATGAAGGTGTTAAAGAAGCACTATTAGACGGTAAACAGCAAATTGATGAAGCTAATGCTCAAATTAAAAAGCTTGAAGAACAAGTAAAACTTATTACAGAAAAAGCTGAAAATGCTGAAAAACAATTATTCTTAGAAAAGAAATTAGAAAACTTCCCAAAAGCTAAGAAAGAATATATGGTACGTGTTCTTAGCGAAAAGAAGATGGAAACCATTAAAGAAAACTTCAATTACGTTGCAGAAATGTACGATAAGAAAGAAGAAGATGAAGTACAGGTTCTTAAAGAATCCGTACAAACAAAGACAAAGGGTGTAGACGTAACACAACCAAAAGAAGTACTTAAAGAATCCAAGTCTTATTCTTCAGCTGAAGCAGAAGCAACTGAAGGTGCAGCATATGTTGCAAAAGCTTACGTGAGTGAGTTTACAAAAAAACCTTACTGAGTTTTAGGATAAAATAATTTACAAAGCCCTGAGAAATCAGGGCTTTTTTATGTAAGTATATCTACATGTTGAAGTACTGTTATGTACTTGAGGTAATGTTAGTTTAAAAAAATATTATTAGATATGAAATCAATCAAACCTTCACAATCTTACATCAATCAGGATCGTGCAGCAAGCTTACTCAAAAAGTGGGCTCCATTGCTCGAGCACGCTGATGATGCAACTCCAGCGATCAAAGATGATCACACAAAGCTAAACACAGCTATTCTTCTTGAAAATCAAGAACAGTGGTGCATAACTGAAGCTTCCAATACTGCCGGTTACGGTGGTTCATTTGGTTCAGCAGGCTCAATGGGCTTTGGTGGTAAACCATCAAGTGACTTCTATGCTACTGGTGATGCTCGTCTACCAAAGATCCTCATTCCGATGATCCGTCGTACTTTCCCAGAATTGATCACAAACGAAATCGTTGGTGTTCAACCTATGAGTGGTCCAGTCGGTCTTGCATTCGCTTTACGTTATCGTTACGAATCAGATCCACTCGGTGCTACAAGCCCAGACGGTGGCTATGGTGCAGCTTCAAACAGCGCTAACGGTTGGACAGCAGATTCAGATGGTACAGAAACAGGCTGGAATTATTTAAATACAGCTTTCACTGGTACATCTGCTTCCTGGCTATCCGGTGGTGCTACAGCTCCTACAGGTTCTGACATTTTCCCAGTACCTGCTTTCGATCAAGGCGTTGCTAACTTATTAGCAAACTTTGAATTAAGCTCAAACATCCCTCAGATGGTTGTTGCTTTCGAAAAGACAGCAGTTGAAGCCGGTACACGTCGTTTAGCAGCTCGTTGGTCCGTTGAACTTGAGCAAGATCTCAAGAACATGAACGGTATCGACGTAGACAATGAATTAACGAACGCTATGTCGTACGAAATTCAAGCTGAAATCGACCGCGAAATGATTATCCGTATGTGCCAAGTTGCAATCAATGCAGGCTTTGGTCAAGGCTATTCAGTATGGTCACCAGTATCAGCTGATGGTCGTTGGTTAGGTGAACGTAACCGTGACTTCTATGCACGTGTTATCGTTGAAGCTAACCGCGTTGCTATCCGTAACCGTCGTGGCGCTGCAAACTTCATTGTTGCAACACCTCGCGTTTGCGCAATGTTAGAAATGCTTCCTGAGTTCCAATGGTTCCCTGTTCAAGGTAATGTCAACACTCAACCTGTTGGTATCGCTAAGGTAGGTACAGTTGGCGGACGTTTCAATGTTTACCGTGATACACGTACAGAAGCTCAGTATCAAGTAGGTACTCGTTCAAACCCATTAGAGTATGCTCTATTAGGTTACAAGGGTGCTGAATACTATGATACAGGTATTGTATACTGCCCATACATCCCAGTATTGGTACAACGTACAATCGGACCTAATGACTTCAGCCCACGTGTTGGTTTAATGACCCGTTATGGCGTTATTGACCATATCTTCGGTGCAGCATTATACTACCACTTAATTATCGTAACAGGTCTACACACATCGTTTACACCTGGTACACAAAGCGTATTCCTCTAAGAGGTCTACACTTAGTAAAAAGTGTTCTAAAAAGAACCCGCTCAGTAATGAGCGGGTTTCTTATTGCTTATTTGCAAATAAATGTAATTATTTAAAATGAAAGATACCACAATCGTAATACCAGCTTACAAACCTACGAGTTTGCTTATAGATTGTGTTAATTCTATTATTAAAAATACAGATCCGGATGTAGCGGATATATTAGTCGTGTGTAATGGTTGCGATAGAGATACAGCTAATTTTTTATTAGAAAGCAAATCTAACACAGTACGTTTTGTTTGGTATAATGAACCTATAGGCTTCACTAAAGCAGCCAATATAGGTTTGAAGTTAGCTGAAACCCCCTACATACTATTAATGAATACAGACGTAACTGTATTAGACTGGCCTCCAAAAAATCTTTGGTTAACTAATTTAATTGACCCCTTAAAACAAAACCCTAAAACTGCAGTTACTGGTATCTGTAACATGTATTTTAATTATGGTCTTTATATACCGTTTTTTCTTGTAGGTTTACGTAAGACTACCTTAGAACAATTTAACTACTTAGATCAAACGTTTAGCCC